ATCTGCAGTTATTGCCGGGGCTCAGGGGCGGCGCCCCCGTGGATGCGGCACCGGCCCTTGCCCCTCAACGCCCATCGTGGGCAGCGCCAGTTCGGCTTGCGGGGATGGTCCGGACCGCGGCTGACCGCACAGCGCTTCCGCTCATCGGCGGCGGTCTCTTCGCTCTCGTCGGGCACGGCCGCTTCGCCTCCGGACTCTCGGCATGCAGCGGTTCGAAGGCGACCAGCTCGGTGACGCGCAACAGGCCCACGCGGGTCAGGAGTAGGACCACACGCGGACGTAGTCGATATCCATCTGGCCCCACGAGTTGGGGGCCGCGGACTCGCCATTCAGCGCGGACTCGTTTTGGATGTCCCAGGACATCGGGATGGCGGGAACGCTGTTCGTGGTCGTGCCGACGACGACGCCGTCGAGGATGAAAGTGATCCTCCCGGGCGTCCACTCGATCCGGCTGGAATGCCAGGCGCCCCAGGTCTTGCCCGTGTCGACCGCGATCTGCTGCCCGCAGTTGGAGGGGTGCATGAAGCCTGCCACCTGCGTGTCCCATTCGAGCTCGGGAAAGTCGATCTCGGAGCAGTCTCCGCCGGAGACGGGCCACAGCAGGTGCGCCGACTTGTAGCCGCGGGCAACGTGCGAGACCCGCCACCGCTCCTCGTAAGCCCCGTACCGCAGCCCCATCGCCGCCTTGGGGACGACGGTCGCCGAGTGCACGGGCCCGGTCTTGCCGCGCCACATCCGGATGTGCAGCTGGCCGCCCGACACGGACAGGGTGGTCGCCGGATCGTAGTAGCCGCCCACCTTGTAGCCGCGCTGCGTCGCCGTATCCGGCCACGACGAGGGGTACGCCCACCAGTTCCGGGACGCGTAGGCAGGCAGGCCCGAACAGTAGGCGCGCGGCGTGTCCGTGTTGTGGTCGCAGTCCGACCACGTGCCCGTCGGGACGGTCCACGAGAAGTTGTCGTTGAGTACGCGATGGAAGCCCGCGGCGTGGGCTGGGGTGACGCCGGCGTTGAGAAGGGCGGCCAGTGCGGCGGCAACCACGGCGAGACGACGAAGCACGGGCACCTCCGCGAGAGTCATGCCGCTCGTATCGGCTCGCGGTGGAACGGGGTGGATCGGCTGATCAGGCGGCGGCGTAGGTTCGCCTGGCTTTCTCCCGGGTGGCCTTCTCCGCCTTGACCACGTCGATCGCGCGGTACTTCGGCGTGCGCGCCTTCTCCGAGTTCGCCCGCTTCAGGTGCCCGCGGTGGGCCCAGATCCGGATGACGCCAGGTTCGACGCCTGCGGCTTCGGCTGCTTCGGCGGTGGTCCAGAGGGTGTGCTGCAGGTCGAGGTCTCCGTCGATGCTGATCACGGATGGCTCCCGGTATGCGAAAAGCTCCGGAGCCGGAAGGCTTCGGAGCTTGAGGATCGGTGGGCACACCTGTACCCGCCGATCAAGTTACGCGTAACGCACAGTGAAATCAAGCCACAGCTTTACCGGCATGCTCGGCGGCCACAGCCTTCGTGTGCGCGTACAACTCGCCCGGCGTGAGCAGTGTCTGACAGTTGATGTTCCGGCACTCGATGTAGTCGTCCCCGTCGCCTCGGAACAGGGTGAGCAACTCGCAGCGCGGGCACGGAATCCGGTGGTGTTCCAGCCGGGCATCCCGGCGGGTAAAACGCAGCGCGGCACGGTGCCAGCCGTGTATCTGCGCGGCCGGATTCCCCGACAGGCGGTCGTGGACCTCGACGGCGAGCGGGTGCTCGGTCAACGCCCAGTCGAGGTGCGCGGTCAGGAACTTCACCGCGCCGGTGACGCGCCGGCCCTCGATGCCTCGGCCGGGCCGGTGGCTGAGGTGGCGGAGTTCGCGGATGTCGTCTTCGAGTTCGAGCATGCCGCCGATGACGAGGTCGGTGAGCAGGCGAGCGGCTTGCCCGGGCCATGTCGGGGTTGAGGTGCGTCCGATCGTCCCGGTCGTCTTGGCGGCCGTGCCGTACACGGCTTCGAGGCTGATCGCGACGACGAGTTCGGGGAGTTCGGCGAGTTGGGCGTGCGTGCGGTTGATGCAGCGGAGGCAGTGAACGGGCTGGCCCCAGGTGACGGGGATGTCGTGGTCGGTGCCGTCGGCGGCGAGTTGGGCTTCGGCGCGACGCCAGGCGTTGTTGCAGGAACCGGGGCAGGGAGCGGGCACGGCGGGCCTCCCGGGGCGGGTGAGGGTGCTGAGGCCAGTATGCCAACGCTGCGTGACAACGCCGGGGTGAGCGACTCAGCGCGGGCAGTGGCAGCCCGGCTTGACGTGAACCCAGCCCCACGACGCCTCGTAGCAGCCGCCGGGGATCGCGGGCGGGGACGGGCGTCGGTTCGGGCCCCACAGCATGCTGCGCAGGCTCGGTGTCGCCTTGGCGAACTTGGGGTCCCAGACGGCGTGCATGCGCAGGACCTCGGCGTGCAGGCAGCCGATCTCGTGCTGGTCCGGGTCGTTGGAGTCATCCATGGGCGGGCAGAAGCACGCCCGGATGCCGATGTCGGTCACGTCGTCTCCTCGGTCCAGCCGTAGCCCTCGGCGAGCAGGCGCACGGTGTCGCACCAGCCGTATCCCTCTGTGACGCCGTCCCAATCGTGGCAGGTAGCGCAGCCGAAGTCGGCAACGCGCTTGCCGTATCCCGGGTTGATGACCTCCGTGGTGATCGGGTGCGCTTCTAGGATCTTCCGGTCGGCGGCGATCCGGCGCAGGACGGCGGCGGGATCGTGGCGCACGATATGCCGCACCTGATCAGGGGTGGGACGCCCCTCGTCGTACACGACCGGTTCGCCAGCGGCGTCGGCCACGGCGTAGTGATCCTTGGCGTACCAGTCAGGCGTCCCGTCCTTCGCTGCCGCTTCCGCGTCGCGCTCGGCCGCGTCCATCGCCTCCCGCAGCCACACCACCATGCGGTCCGTGTCCGTCATGGCCGCCCCCATTCCCGCACGGCGTCTAGGATGCGCTCCCACCAGGTGCCCGGATTGCAGGCGGCGCAGTGGTAGATGCCATCCCGGTCGCGGCGCAGACGCGGCGGGTGCGTCTTGTGGGCCTCAACCGCCGCACGGTAGGTCGCTTCCAGCGCTTCCCGCTCGCTCACGGCTGCTCCTCTCCGTACAGTGCGTCGAGGATTCGCCGGACCGGCACGGCTCCGTCTTCCGGGTACTGGCGGGCGACCTTCCGGACCCGGCTCAGCGTGTCCTCGACGTCACGCATGTGGGCCAACTCCGGTGCGAACGCCTTGCGCAGAACCCCAGCAGCACACCGGCGGGCATCGGCACCGCCCGGGGTGAGGCCGTCAACGACCATGCCGCGCTCGTACCACGGCAGGTCACGGACGGCCGCCTCGATGCGGTCACGGACGGCCCGATTGCTCGTCGGCAGCATGTGCGGCATGTCGCTCATGCCGCCAGTATGCGGCGTCGGTCTACGGCAGCTTGCTTTTCTGGTCCGGGCAGTACACCACCACGGCGGCTGCGATGAGCGCCGAGGCTTCCTTTTCCGATCGGGCGAGCTTGGCGTATGCCTCCGCGTCGGCGAACGAGATCTTCAACTGCTTGCAGATATCAGCACCCTCGGAGCCGAGAGTGTTCGCAAGGTCGTCTGTGGAGATCCCGCCGAAGTCGTCCGGGTCTACGACGGCAACAGCGTTGGCGTAGTCCTTCTCCTTGGCGCTGGGGCCGCTGGAGCAGCCAGCCAGGGCGAGTAGGGCGACCAGGACGGCGGCCGTTGCCGCGAGGGTTCGTCTCATGCGGCGATCGTCCGGCCACGGGCGGCCGTGTGGAAGGGAAGTGGCCGTGTTGTGACGGTACATTCGGGCAGCGCACGCACCGAAGGGCCCGCCCCATCGCCCGGGGCGGGCCCTTCGTCTGCGGTGTCACCGTTCGGCCGTCGCCGCCCGCACGATCCAGGATGCGATGACGGCGACCGTCGACCATTCCCATCCGGCGAGCCAGGCCACGATGCGTTCGTCGTAGGCACCCAACTCGACCCCGGCGGCGGCCAGCAGGTCGCGGAGGATGGCCTCCTGTTCGCGGGACGGCCGGAAGCCGATCGGCTCGGTGTCAATCGGGCCGGCGGGGATGTTGGGCGGATCGGCGGTCATGCGCGCTTCCTGTCGTCGGCTTCGATCGCCCGGGTGCAGCCTCGGCAGGGTCGGATCCGTCCGCCCGGGTAGCCGCGGCAGAGGAACCCGGTCTTCCCGCAGGCCGCTTCGAGCAGCTCCCACCAGCGTTCGTCGTCGGGCCGCCGGGTCCGGTGGTGGGTGCGGCCGTTGACGAAGCGGACGTCGCGGATCGGGTACTGCTCGGCCAGCGCCGGGGCGGGCGGGGCGGTCACGGCGCGACTCGGACCGGGATCGTGGCCGTCGACGACCACCACGCCTCCCGCCTCTCCGGGTTGTCGGGACCGGTGCGGCGGGAGAAGTCCACGCCCGCTGTCACCCGGTACTCGTAGCAGCCGTCCGGCCACGGGCCCTTCACCTCGCGGACGGTGGCGGTACCAGTGCGGGCGGCGGGCCACTGCTGGCCGTAGTGCCGGACGCGGGCGCCGACGGGAAGCGGATGAGTCAGCGGGTCGTGTTCGTCGGCGTCGGTGCCGAACGGCCAGGCGGCGGTCATCAGTCCTCGTCTCGATCAAACCAGTAGCGGTCGTAGCGGGCGCAGGTGCGGGGGTCGTCGTCCCGGTCCCGGCGGGGTTCGGTGAGCGGCTCCGGCACGTCGACGGCCGGGGCAGGCTCGGGCGGGGCGGTCACGACTGTCCGTTGCAGAGGCAGGCTTCGTGCGGGAACTGGCAGGGCCGGGGGTGGGCCTTGGAGGCGTCGCGGACGGCGATGATGGCGCCGATCTCGTCGTTGCTGAGTCCCTTGGCGAGGCGGTAGCTCTCGCGCCAGTAGTCGGCCTCCATGTACTGCTCGTCGGCGTCGGTGCGGGCTCGCTTGGCCTCGGCAAGCAGCGCGCGGATGTCGTCGGCTGATGCGCCGGCGGGGCCGTTCACGGCTGCTTCGATGGCGGCGAGGCGTCCGGCGGTCATGGGCTCGGCGGTCTGGTTCTGCATGGCGCTCCTTTCAGGCGGCGATGGGCGGGGTGAACTCGGCGAACGCGTAGGTCTGCACGATCTGGTACTCCGAGACCTTGGAACCGCTGTCCCCAATGTTGTAGATGCAGTCGATGTACAGCGGCGGCGCCGTCTCCAGATCGGCCGGCATGCACGCGTCGCAGCCTTCGTATTCGCAGCAGCTGTTTTCCCAGCGCAGGTTTTCAGCGTCCGGGGTGTCGGTGCGGAGGAGATGTTCGGCGTGCTGCTGGGCTGCGTTGAGGCGTGTATAGACGCGGATCTCCTTGTCGGTGGCCCAGTTGCGGATCGTGTACAGGGTGGCGGCGTTGGTGTCGGCCATCGGGTTCTCCTTATCGGGTGGTGGCGGTGACGGCGGGCTGCGGGGTTACGGCGTGCACGTTGTGCGGGGCGAGGACGCACCACGCGAACAGCAGCGACAGGAGCGACATCAGCAGGCACAGGCCGCCGGTCTGGCGTTTCATCACGAGGCCGGGGCGGGGACCGTGGACGTCGGGCGGGCGATCACGGCTGGTCGCCAGGAGCGTCACCGGCCGCGAAGCGGATGGTCATCTCGTCGTTTCCGGCGTGAACGGTGAACTCGCCCTCGGCTCCGCGGGCCGAGTTATGGGCGGGGTCGCTGGTCGGACAGATCACCGTCTCGTCCGACTTACTCACCCATTCGTCGTCGCCTTCGACCCAGTCGAGCGCGAGTGCCGGAGTGTCGGACCAGCCGAGGTACTCGCCGCTATCGTCGAACTCCCGGAAGCACACGTCGCAGACGGCGATGTAGTGGACGCCAACCTTGATCGTCATCACTCCGCCTCGCCGTCGGCGTCGCGGATCTCGCTGCGGAGGGCTTCCTTGCCGCGGGCGCGGGCACGGCCGTGGGCCTTCTGACCGTTGTGGCGCTCAGGTTCGTCGTCGTAGCGGCCGGCGCCGAGGCTGCGCCCACGGAGGATGACGCCGGGGCTACGGGGCTTCTTGCGGGACATTTCCTTCCTTCTTTCTTTCGGTGCGGGCGTGGCGGTGAGGTCAGGCAGCCAGCGCGAGCCGCGCGGCCACGATCTTGTAGGCGGGCTTGCGGGGCCGGTAGGTGAGGCAGATGAGGCCGACCTGGAGGGGCGTGTACCGCGTGCAGTCCCGCATCCGGCGCCCGGCGTGAACCCGGCCGGCGGTGCCGCTCACGCCGAGCTTGGCGGCGAGCTTCCGGAGGGTGCCGACCATGCTGGCCGCGTCGCGGTGGCTGAGGCCCTGCGCCATGGCGTGGGAGGCGAGAGTCCCGGTTCCGCGTCGGGCGATGCGCGCGGCGGCGCGGGTGGCGATGCTGCGGGCCTTGACGGTGGCGCGGCGGCTGCGGTTCGAGGCAATCATCTGTGGGTCCCCCTTGGTGCGGTGGTTCGTCGGCAGGCAAAGCGGTCGGTGCTTGCGCCGCTAGATCAGGGCGAGTTCGTCTTCGCCGTAGGCGCGCATCACCCCGGTCTTGCCGTCGTCGACGCGGACTCCGTAGTCCCCCCAGACGTCGAGGGGGTGGATGACGGTCCCGAGGGAACCGGCGGGGGCTCGGCGGTCGTCGACGGTGATTTGGACGCGTTGTCCGGGGTGGAACGGCATGACGGTTCTCCTTGCGTGCCGAGGCAGATGGCGGTGGTTCGGTGGTGAGGCCCGGCCCCGAAAGGCCGGGCGGGGTGGGTCAGGGCTGGCGGAGTCGCTTGCACTCGTCGCAGGTCACGTAGGCGAGGTTCTTGGCGAAGCGGGCATCACCCCAGCCCATGTCCTGGTCGGTCGAGGGGGCGCCGCAGAGAGTGCGGCTGCCGTTCTCGCTGGCGCTGTACTGGGGCCGGTAGAAACCGTCTCCCCACTTGCGTGCGGGGCGCTGGCGAATGTGGGTGGTCACCTCGACCTGGATGGCCAACTCGGGGCCGACGGCCTCGATCGTCCAAGCGTCGACTGCGCCAAGCTCGCGCCAGATGCGGAGACAGTTGTCGCAGACGTATCGGGCTTCGGAGCCCTCCTGCGTCATGACGTTGGTTGCAGCGCCGTAGCAGGTGAAGCACGCCTTGCGTGCCGGTTTCATCGTGGCCTGCATAGCCGCTCTCCCCTGCTGGTCTCCCTGGCGATGACTCCATCATCCACTCCACACGTGTGGACTGTCAAGAGTCCTCGGATGTGGACTGAAGAGTGCACTACCCCGAGCACTCAATCGCGTGCCACAATGCAGGCATGACCAGCGACTGGACCCCCACCGAGGAAGAGGCGCGCACCCTCGCCCGCTATAAGAAGGCCCGCGAGACCGAGAGGGAGTTGAAGCCGGTCACGCGCACCATCGGCCTAGACGCCCTCCGCAAGGGCGCCACCCCGGCCCAGCTGGCCGAGCTCACCGGGGAGTCCGCCGAGACCTTCCGGCGTCTCCGTGACGCCAACGACATCCCCGTCGACCCGCGTTACCAGAGCCGCGCCGAACTCGCCCGCGCCCGCAAGGCCGCCCTGCCCGAGGCCGCCACCGAGTAGCCCGCTTCCCGTATTCCGCCCCGTCTCCCCCACCACCCCGGGCACACTGCGGGTATGAGCGACGTCGTCTACATGGTGCGCGCGAAGAGCGAGGCCTCCTGCCAGCGGGAACTGGACCTGATCTGCGAGCGCATGGGGGCGGTGCCGGTGACGAGCCCGACGGACGCGGCCGGACGCGACTGGGTCGCCCGCGCTGTCCCCGCCCGCACGACAAAGGCCCCGGTCCGTGAGGATCGGGGCCCTGGCGTTTCCGGCTAGATGAGGCGCGCGTGGGCTAGTGCAGCGGCCCGGTCGAGGTAGACCGCCGGCAGTCGCGGGTCGCGTTGGGCATCGTTCCAGGATGGGATGGTCTCGACGTGCGCGAAGTCCCGGCGGATGGCGTCGAGGAGCACCACGCACGCATCGTCGGCAGCGCCCCGGGTTGGGGCTTCGGCCCGGATGAGGCCAATGAGGCAGGCGGCTCCTTGTTCGTCGCGCAGCTGTCCGGTGCACCAGCCGCCGGTCTCGAGCCGAAGGCGGGCTCGATGGAGGGTGGCGGCGATCGGGGTGCTGTACGGGCACGGCGCCGCCGTGGGGGTGAGCGGCAGCGGCGCGGTGATCTCGGGGATTGGGGTGGCGGGGATGTGGGCGGTGTTGACTTCGAAGGCGACGGCGGCCTCGTCGAGGCGGCCGGTCATGATCGCGCCCACCATGGCGAGCCTCGCGTCCAGGTCGAGTTCGACCGGGGCGGAGGTTCTCTTGCCGATGGTGGGCGCGGTCATCATGCGGCAGCCTTCGCCTTGCCAGTGCCCATGCATTCGTCGCAGACGATGACGATCTGTTCGCCGCCGAATGCGCCGTGGAGTTTGCCGTTGCCTGCGCACTTCCAGCACAGGCCGTTGGCGATGGCCTTGCCGGGGTGCATGGCCTTGTTCTGCTTGATCCACTGGTCGTCGGTCATGCCGGAGTTGGGGACGACTTTCGACACGGCGGGTTCGGCCTGCTTGGCGGGCTGGGCTGTTCCTTCGGTGGCCTGCGCGTACCAGGCGCCCCCGACGGTCTTCCCGCCGTGCTTCTGCCGCTCATGGGTGCGCAGCGCCTTGGTGGCTTCCTTCGCGTCCCGGTAGCGGGGCTTCTCTTTCTTGCCGCAGGGGCACGCCCAGCCGACGAGGCCGGTGTTCTTGTCGGCGCCGAACCGGCTGGCCTTCCAGACCTCGAGGCGCGACACGCGCTCCTTGGTGGGCTTGGCGGGGCAGGGCTTGGAGCCTGTAAAGGAGCCGTCCTTGCCCTTGGTGAAGATCTGTCCGTTGCCCTGGCAGGTAGTGCACCCCTTGTGGGTGGCGCGGAGGATCGCGGCGTCCTTGCGGGAGCGGACGGTGTCGCCGCGGGTGTCGAGGTGGGAGACGGCGAACAGGACCATGCGGGCGCCGATCTGGTGGTGCAGCGGGCCCTTGCGCGGGATCTTGACGCGGCGGGCGGGGTGGTTGCGTGCGGACGGCTTGCGGCGCTTCGCCGGGGTGGTCCGGCGGGCCGGCTTGCGCTTCGCGGGCGGCATGAGAACTCCTCTTCAAGAACTTCGCATATATGGATCAATGGGGTGGCGGCGACCCGGCGGAAGCCCGGCGCGGACCCGGCGGACACCCGGCGACCTGCATCGATGGGTTGAACGTCCGCCGGGTCGGCGCCGGGGCTACGCCGCCCTCATGCCGGGGTCTTGCCGGGTCTGCGCCGGGTCCAGGAGGCCCGCCGCGGCCCTCTCGACCTCGCTCCGCTTCCAGCCGCGCAGGTACTTCCCCTCGGGGCAGTCGGTGCGGTCCGCCTTCACGCCGGGTGCGTGCTTGCGCAGCCGGTTGGCAAGTGCGGTCGCGTCCACTCCGTCAACTCCCGCGGCGGCCAGGGCAGGCAGCAGCACCTCGCCTGTCGGCAGGAAGTCGCGGCCCTTGGCGTGGAAGGCGCGGAGCAGGGCGGCGATGAGCGGCGCGTCGTCGTGGCTGACTGCGTCGAGGCGTTCGGCGAGGTTGCCGCGCTGCCCGGCCGTCGTCAGGGTGGCGCCGGCCTTGAGGACGGTGTCGCTGTCCATGCGGTTAGCTCCGGCCTTGATGCGGTCGGGGACGGCGGCGGTGATCTGGTCGCGGGTGTAGCCGTTGAACTGGTAGCGGATGGCCCGGTTGAACGGGCCGCCCATGATCATGGCCTGGCCTGCGTCGTTGGCGACCGGGCCGACGGCGGGCTTCATCCGGTCCGCTCGCCATCCCTGCGCGCCGGCGCCGGGGCCGAAGGCGATTTTGATGTCTTCGAAGCGGCAGGCCATGAGGATGCGGTAAGCAATGATCAGGGCGATCGCGTCACCGAGAGCATCTGCGGTGGCTTCCTGACCGGCCATGATGAGGTAGATGCCGTACTGGCGGCCGGTGCGGAGGATGGTGATCGCGTCGGCCTTGCCCTTGGGGCTGAGCTGGATGAACTCGTCGATGTTGATGTACAGGTTGGGGTGCTTCTCGGTGGCGTGCCAGCGGTCGCCCATACCGAGTGTGGGCATGAGGTAGCGGCGGGCGGACACGTAGGAGAGGGCCTCCGCCAGCGCCTCCTCGCATTCTTCGGGAGTGCGGGCGCGGCGGGCCATGAGGTCGCCGAACTCGGCGAGCCCGCCCTTGATCGGGTCGAGGTCCCAGACGACGGCGTCTCGGCACGCGGTGAGCGCTTCGTTGATCGTGCGCAGCGCGCCGAGGGTCTTGCCCGCCCCCATGGCACCGACGATCAGTGCACAGAACCCGTCGAGGGTCAGCTCGAAGAGGCTGCCGTCCATGGCGCGGCCCATGGCGATGACATCGTGCACCGACAGGGAGCGGGGGGCGTGCACGGCGGGCCGAGGCATGTCGGCGAACGGGTTCGACTGGACGAGGCGGACGACGATCCGGGACTTGTCCCGCGCATCCGGCTCGATCATGAATCCGCCGTCGGGCAACCCGAGGTGGGACTCAAGCTGGTCGGCCTTGCCCTGCACCCCGCCCGGGGTGGAGCCCTTGAGGACGACCTCAAGCTCCCAGCCCCAGTCGTGGCGGGCGATCATCTTTATGTCCCGGTAGTCGGCACCCTCGGCGAACAGGGCACGCCCGAGGCAGTCGGCCGCCTGGCCCCCGCTGGTTACCCACGCGATCGGGTACGGCTCCTCGCCTTCCGGGTTGTCCTGGTCGGCGATCGCCAGCTGAGGTGCAAGCCCGGGGGCGTTGGCCCGGTAGCGGCCGTACAGGGCGATCCCCGTGAATGTGGCGAGCGCAAGGGTGGAGGGCGTCATCCACCACGAGTCGGCGGCCGTCAGACCCGCGTACTTCACGAGCGCCCACCAGCCGGCGAAGTTCAGGCCCGCGGTGATGCCAGCGGCCCAGCCGAGAAGCTTCCAGCGTGCGCGGCGTTCGGCCTTGTTCTGGTTCCAGTCGGACTTCTTCTGGAGACCCCCAACGGCTTCCTGAAAGTCGTGGGTGCGGATGTATCGCCAACCGAGGACGCCGACGGCGCGGGCGCCGACACCGAACCAGCGCATCATGGTGCCGCTGCCGCGAGCGGTCAGTCCGATCGCACGACCGGTGACCGAGGCAACGACCATCGCGGCCGAGCCCGCCTTCCGCAGGACGGGCAGGCGCGGCTCGTAGGGGACGACGATGCCGGGCGCGATGTCCTCGCCGGACAGGTCGTCGGGCACGTGCAGCTCGCCGGGGATCACCTTGGTGAGGTCCCAGTCGGCGGGGAACTCGGGGTTCGTGTCGAGGCTCATGACGGGTCCTTCTGGGCGGCGTTCTTGGCGGTGATGGCGGCCTGCTTGCGGGCGGCGTCCACGAACTTCGGGGTGTCGCCTGCGCGTCGCGTCCCGCGCACCGGCGGACCGGTAACCGAGCCCCTACGGCCAGTAGGGGGGACTTGTGGATTCACCTGCGCGTCTTGGATCTTCCACACGGTCTTTTCGGGGGCGTCGGCGCGGGCGTCGAGCATGCGTCGCGCCGCCGCATTGCGGAGCTGCTGAGCCTCCGGCGAGTCGCCCGGATCGGTGCCCTTCACGTCCTTGTGGGCGCGCCGCCAGACGGCATCGGTGACGGTCGTCTCGCCCAGTGCGGCGGCGAGCCTCAGGGCGTGATCCCACACGTCCGGGAACTTCTCCGCGCGGTCCTTCGCGAGCTTCTCCAGCTCCTCTCGAAGCGCCTTCTCTCGGTGCGCCTCGCGCTCCGCGGCGAAGAGCTTTTCGGCGGCCGTTTCCGTGGCGATCCGCTTCGCTTCCCTCGCTGCCGCCCTCCGCTCGCGGCGGGTAAGGACACCGTCGCGGCGACGGATCCGGCCGTGCTCGTGGAGGTCCCACACGCCGGGGCCGGCGAGCGAAGCGAAGGCCGTGCCGATCGCCGTCGCCGGGTCGAAGTGGGAGAGGCCGTGTGACAGGTTCACCGCGGCGGCAACGAACGCGAGCAGCCAGGCGATGAGCCGGTAGTGCCAGTGCGGCCGGTGGTCGTCGACTGCCGCCGCGGCGCCGCGGAGTACGACCCAGGCGCCGCCTTCCAGCATCACGGGGGCGGCGAGCAGCCATCGGGCGTGCGGGTTGTAGAACGCGGACATCTGCACAGGCAGTGCCACGATGGCGCAGGCAATCGCGAACCCGAGGGCCGCGTTCCGCCACGACTTGGCGGACTTCCCCCGCTTCTTGTCCTGTGTGGCGGCGGAGAGCTGTTCGGCTGCGTCCTGTTCGCGCGCTTTCTCGCGTGCCCGGTTGGCTTCGTCCCGCTTGCGGTTGGACTCGGCGATGCGGGCTTCGCTGGCAGCGTCGTCCTCGCGGGCCCGGCGCTCGGCCTTGTCGTTGAGCAGCCGCTGCTTGCGGGCTTCTTCCTCGGCCTTGACGATCTCGGCCTGGGCTGCGGCTTCGGCCGCAATGCGAATCGCCTCGGCTTCGGCCTCGCCGCGGGCGCGGATCGCGGCAGCCTCCGCCGCAGCAACAAGGTCGGCCCGGTCGATGGCGGGCTCGGGCTGGGGGGTGCGCCGCTCCTCGGGGTCGGCGGTGATACGCCAGTCCGCGAACTGCAGGGGCGTGCGCGGCCTGGTGCTGCCGTTGGCCTTGGGCGGGCTGGCGGTCATGACGTTCGGTCCTTTCGGGTCAGCCGCGGGTGCGGCGGTCGATGAGGGCGGCGGTGGCGAAGTAGACGCCGAGGGCTGCGGTGAGGGACATCAGGGCGGAGACCGGCCGGCTGATGCCGAGGGCGGTCAGGCCGAGCTGGACGCCGAGGACGACGGCCACGGCGGGGATCAGGAGCGTGAAGGACTCGCGCACCGTGTAGCGGCGGTTGAGGTAGGCGAGGAAGCGCATGTCAGCCCTCTCGGTTGCGTCGGGTGCGGGTGGACCTGTAACCGAACGGGCCGGGCAGGTCCATGGAGGTGGTGCGCCGTCCGGTCGACGAGATCGTGTGGCGGGGTCCGCCCCGGCCGCCCAACGTCACCGACCAGCTGCGCCGGTTGATGTTGAGGCGGACCCCGGGCAGGATCCGGAAGCTCTTGCGGAACGTGATCGGCACTACGGCCGTCCTCTCAGGCGGGCGCGCCGGTGCGCGCCTTGTGGAATTCGCGGATGAACTCGTCGGTCAGGCCCGAGCCGACAGCCGCCCCGACCGGGCCGATCCCGGTCACCGAGGCCGCCCACAGCTCCAGCCAGGCGGCCCGGGTCGCGATGTAGTTGAGGACCGGGCGGGCAGCGCGCAGCGGGAACACGACGGCGCCGAGGCCGACCATCACCAGCAGGGCGAGGAGCCGCACCGTCCACCGGCCCACGAACCGGACGGCACGCGTCGGCCGGCCAGGCTTCGCAGTGATCAGATAGGCGTGCATGGGAGGCTCCTCGCGGGTTGGGCTACCGGTCAGCGGCTGTAGCGGACCTGGATGTTGTCGGTGTCGACCTTTTCGCCGGACGCGATGTTCTTGCCGAGCTGGGTGGCGGCGTCAGCGCGGGCCCTGTCGTGCGTGTACATGGGGCTGGACTGCTCGACGGTGCCGGTGACCTCGCGGGTGGTGCCGTCGCGGCCGGTGACCTTCGCGACGATGTTGAACTTCGGCATGCGGTTCTCCTCGGGTGGGGGTTGGAAGTCGCTGGCGCGGTTCCCCTCGACCGGGCCCGTGTGAGACGGGCCCGGCGGGCAGCCGGTCAGCCGTTCTTCGGCTTCTTGGCGTTCAGCTCGGTCTCCCGCTTCTCGGCGGCCTCCCTGGTCGGGTACGACGCGGTCCAGGAGTCGCCGTCGACGCGGTACTCGGCCCGCAGGGCGCGGGGGGTCTCGCTGGGCACGTAGCTCTTCTTGATCGCCATTGCTTCTCCTTCGATGCGGTGGACGGGGGCGGCCGGTCGGTCACCACCAGCTGGACTTCTTCTTGCGCTTGTCGGG